TTCCAGGGCGTACAGTTCATGGAAACACCACGCGCACCATTCTTTGCTGATGGCGGATTAAACTCATACACAATCTCAACAATTGCTGTTGCTTCTTCAGTAGCAACAATTACAACTTCTGCTGCTCATGGTCTTGCAGTTGGTGACACTTTGACAATCTCAGGTGCTACAGCAACTTCAGGTACAGCCTCAGCTTCACAGCTTGGCTTCAATGCTCAGTTCACAGTTGCAACAGTTCCAACAACAACAACTCTTACAGTTTCTGTTGCTGGTCTTTCAGCAGTAGCAGCGGGTACTTCATTGTCACTTGTTGTTAACTCAGTTGACGTTTATGGAACACTTGTAATGGGTCGCCAGGCACTAGCCAAGGCATTCTCAACTGGTGGCGGATACGGCGAGCAAGCTCAGATCGTAGATGTACCAGTTATTGATACATTGCGTCGTTTCACTGGTGTAGGTTGGAAGCACTTCGTCGGTTACGGCGTATTGCGTCAGGCTGCTCTATACCGCATTGAATCAGGTTCTTCAATCGGACAGTAATTAGAGTTAGGGGGAGAGGCTCTTATACCTTTCTAGTCTCTCCCCCGCTTTACCCTTTATAGTTAGGATTGAAATGCCAACATTTACTCCACCTTCACGGGTGTTTGTTCCAGTCATTTCTCCAGCAACCCCAAAACACCAGCAACGCCCATTTGCTTATTTCAAGGCTTCAATTCCACGTGGAGCAAATGTATGGGTAAGTACAGATAACGTTATTTCAGAATCACAACCTCCTTTGTGGACAGCAACTGCAACGACCCCAGGAGTTAAAAAGGTTTACTACGGCGGACACTCTTACGAAATTACAGCAGATGAAGCGGTTCAACTTACCGCTGCTGGCTATGGTGCTAACATTGCCTATTGAAGAAGGGGAGCCAATGAACCACGCGGAACATACCGAATATGTTGAAGGTTGTTTTGTTTGTAAGGTTTCCACAATTTCTTTTGGCTCATCAGGAATGCCTACACGAAGCCCTGTTGCCGCCGCTACAGAGGCGCGAGAGAAGCGCTGGAACAAAGATATGCCAGCATACAAAGCGCTACGCGCACAAGGGCTGCAACCCCCCCGTATTGATGGCTCAGCAGAGTTAGCCTCTAAAGCTGAAACCCGTTTTGAAGTTGAATCTGGCAAGGTAATGCCAGGGCAAGCAAAGAAGATTGAAGCTACAGTAAATGCCATTGAGTCTATTACAGGTACAAGCGTTTACAACCCTAATACGACAGCGGTGAAATTATGACAACAGGTAATGACTGGATCAATTCAACTCGTTCTTATTTAATGAGTGGTTACGCAGAAGAACGAAATAAACTATCTACTGCATACACTGCTGGTGATACAACGCTCACTTTTACTTATCCACTTGGCGGAATCCGCCCAGGCGCACGTCTATCTATTGGACTTAACACATTTTATGTTTGGTCAGTTGATGGTCAGGTAGCAACAATTTCAGCAGGAGAAGATTCATCTACAGATGCTAATGCAGCATCAGGCAGCGTAGTAAAGGTAAGCCCACGCTTTACAGATAATGAAATTTGGAAAGCCCTTAAAGATGATTTGTATGATTTGTCATCTCCTTCTAGTGCTTTATTTGATACTGGAACAATTGATCTTACTTACAACGCTATTGTTAATGGTTATGATCTTAGTTCAGCAGATAATCTTATTTCCATCTACGAAGTTAAATATTTAACTCCTGGACCACAAATGGATAATCCGCGCATTAACTCAAGTGGGTGGCGCTTAAATCGTGATGCTATTACTTCACAATTTCCATCAGGTATTTCATTACAATTATTTCAACCTGCTTATCCTGGTTACAATGTACGTATTGTTTACCGTAAGTATTTTACTATTCCATCATTAATTACAACTGATGTAAGTACAACTGGATTACTTGATAGCGCACTTGATCTTCCACCGTTGGGAGCTGCAATTCGCCTTATGGCTGGTCGTGAAATTAAGCGAAACTTTACAGAGTCACAGGGAGATACTCGCCGTGCTAGTGAAGTAGCACCAGGTGCTGTAATGCAATCAGTTCGTAATTTACAAGTACTACGTCAGCAACGTATTGCAGCAGAAGCAGGGCGCCTGGATGCGCTATACCCAAGTTTTAAGAGTTAATTAATGGATACTACAAAGTACACTCCAGAAGATTCGCTTAGGTACGATACTCCTTACGTTGAACCAACACCTGCATTTTACTCTGGTGCTTCAACAAGCCCATTAGTTCCGTATCCTTTTCCAGTTGCAGTAGCAGGACATCCTTACCAAATTCAATGGGAATCAACAGCAATTGGCGTATGGGGTGGAAAGTTTAAGAAAACTTCTTTGCCACTTCTTAGAACTCAGGCAGATAACTCAAATACCCCTGGTGAACAATCAGTTTCTCCAGAACAGTTTTGGCGTAGATCACAAGATTCATGGCACTATGGCGCAGGACAGGTTCACTATGACCGTGCCAATAGCAATGGAAACCGTTTTTATTCCAGCAAAGGTGTTAACCCTTGGGATCAATGGAAAGTATCCTTGCTTAATACAACTTCAAACGTAAAGACATCAACCAATACAGGGCTTCAATGTTTAGTTGCTGGAACTTATGTTTATTTAACAAATGGAACTGCACTTAATTATTCTTCTGGTGCTTTGTCTAGTTGGAGTTCAGCTACAGGTATGACTGGTTCTCCTTTATCTATTACAACAGACGGTAATACTATCTGGACTGCTAATAATACTAATGGTATTTATTCTGGAATTGTAGGTGCGTCATCTGTTTCAAGTTATTCAACAGGAACAGTAACTTTAGTTTCATTTACAAAGTCACGTCTTATGGCTGCTGGCGGTGGTAAGTTGTATAACATTACTGCTACTGGCGCTTTGCCTACAGCTTTGCTTGATTTATCTGGGCGCAATTTTACTTGGGTTGATATTGTTGGCGGTCAGTCACAGATTTATGCAGCGGGATATGCTGGAGATAAATCACTTATCTATCGCACAGCAATTAAAGCTGATGGAACTGCATTAGATGTACCTATCGTTGCAGCAGAACTTCCAGATGGAGAAATTGTTGCGTCCCTTGGTTCTTACCTTGGCTATATTCTTATTGGTTCAAATCGTGGTATTCGTTTTTGTTCTGTCAATTCAGATGGTTCATTAACTTTAGGCTCACTTACAAAGACCGATGCAACTGTTTATTGTTTTGAAGGTCAAGACCGTTTTGTTTGGTACGGTTTGACTAACTATGACATTTCTTCAACTGGCTTAGGCCGTTTAGATTTGACTTCATTTACTTCTACTCTTACTCCAGCCTATGCCAGTGATCTTATGGCAGATGGACAAGGAGCAGTACGAACTGTTCAAACGTTTAATAACCTTAGATTATTTACAGTAGATGGCGTTGGTTTATTTTATGAAACAGCCAGTACTCCAGTATCTACTGGAAATATCACGGTTGGCACAACAAGTTATGGCATTACTGATCCCAAAGTAGCAATGTTTTTAGATACAAAGCATGAACCTCTTAATGGGTCTATATCATTTGCAATTTCAGCAGATGGCAAAGCTGCTAAGACCATTGGCATTTCATCAGTTGCTACTAGTGTTTCTCCAACTAATGCTTTTCCTTGCCGTCAATTATTTGGAGAAGAATTTCAGTTGACTGCTACTTTAACTCCAGCAAGCAACGTATCTCCGACTCTTACCCGATGGACTTTGCGCTCGTACCCCGCGCCTGTCCGTACTGGACAATGGGACATCCCAATTTTATTGTTTGATACAGTTTCAGCAGGTGGTACCGATTACCCACTAGATGTAACAACAGAACTTGATTTTCTTATTGGACTTCATAAGAGCCAAAAGATTGCAACTTTACAAATCGGAAATACCGTCTCTCAGGCCGTGATGTATGATTACCAATGGCTGCCAGAAGCGTTTAATACTAAGGGTTACGTCAGAGGTACGTTCTACGCTCAATTCAGAGAGATAGCAGGTTAATATGGCAAGACGTGAATATAAGGGCGCTGCAGTTCAGACTACTTTAGCAAGTGGTATAACTTCATCATCTTCATCCCTTTCGTTGACAGCGTACACAGGATGGCCTACTGGCTCATTCACAATGATTATTGACCCAGGACTAGCTGGTGAAGAAAAACTTCTTTGTACATCTCAGGTATCTGGCACAGTAACAGTTACTACACGTGGGTACGATAATACTACTGCTTCATCCCACACAGCAGGAGCAGTTTGCTATCCAGCTCCAATGGCTGTTGACTTTGATGAAGCAAATTCTCACGTTAACTCTAATCTTACTGCTCATACAGCAACGACTTCTGCGCAACTTGCTTCAATCATGTCTGACGAGACAGGTAGCGGATCACTTGTATTTGCAACATCTCCCACTCTTGTAACTCCAGCGCTTGGTACTCCAGCATCTGGTGTACTTACAAATGCAACAGGGCTGCCAGTTTCAACTGGTGTGTCAGGTCTTGGTACAGGAGTTGCTACATTCCTTGCCACCCCATCTAGTGCAAACCTAGCAGCAGCGTTAACTGATGAAACTGGAACTGGATCAAGCGTTTTTGCTACTAGCCCAACCCTTGTCACCCCTGTACTCGGTGTAGCAACAGCAACTAGCATCAATGGAACAACAATTCCTACTAGTGCAACGCTTGTTAAGACAAGCGATACTGGTACAGTCACAAGCACAATGCTTCTTGATGGCACAATTCTTAATGCTGATATCAATGCATCAGCAGCAATTGATAAGACAAAGATTTCAGGTACAGCAGTAACTTTGACTGATGTAGGAACTGTCACTAGTACAATGATTGCCAACGATACTATCGTTAACGCAGACATTAACTCATCTGCTCAGATTGCTTACAGCAAGTTAAACCAGACAAACAGTATTGTAGATGCAGACATCAATGCATCCGCTGCTATCGCTTGGACAAAAATTGCTCCATCCTCAACAGTATCTGCAACTGAACTTGGATATGTTGACGGTGTTACTTCGTCTATCCAGACTCAATTAGATTCTAAGTTGGCAACTGCTACAGCATCAAGCACATACGCACCA